GGTAAAAAGTATCGTAACATGGATCCTAATGAAATATTTAAAATTGATTCTTGTCATACGGATACTGTTACTATCGTGTTAACTGATACATATGAAGGTATTATGTCTCGTGATGATGGNGATAGTATTGAACAATCAAANGAAGAATACGAAGAAACAAGGGAATCTTTTGTNCAAGCGTACAGTCAATCAAAGTCAAGAAACAGAAAATTAATCAATATATCGGAAATAGGTATTGACAAACTATACGATACTGTGATACAATATCTAAACAAAATTGAAAAGAGGTTATAATTATGTTAGTCGAAGATATTCGTAATACATTCCTTAACGAATACAAAAATGGAAGGTTTACTACCGATAAAACTGGTGCCAAGACAATTGAAATTATTGGTGCTTCTTTTATCGCAGATGAAAATGCAATTTTTGGAAAACCAAACCAAGAATACATTGATGCTGAAATTCAGTGGTACAATAGTAAAAGTACTAATATCGAAACTCTTGCTAAGTTCTATGGTAAGAAACCTGCTGCTTGGGCTTATTCTGCTAATGCTCATGGTGAAATCAATTCTAATTATGGTACATTGATTTTTAGTCCTGAATATAACGAACAGTACAATAACGCTCTTAGCGAATTAGTAAAGAATCCTGATAGTCGTCGTGCTGCTATGATTTATAATCGACCTTCTATATGGGTTGACTATAATGCGCAAAACAAAAACGATTTCATTTGTACTAATGCAGTTACTTATTATATTCGAGACAACCAATTGCACTGTGTAGTACAAATGAGAAGCAATGATTGTTGGGCAGGTTATCGAAATGATTACGCTTGGCAATTATACATTTTACAGCGGCTTGTTACGGATATTAATTATTGTAATATTGATAATCCTACACTCACGCTTGGTAACATCTATTGGCAAGTCCAAAATTTACATTGTTACGAAAGAAATTTCTATTTGTTAGATCACTATGATAAAACAGGTGAAATTCATATTTCTAAATCTGACTATGTAAAAAAATATGAAAATATTTAACTAACGACGGTGTTTTTGATTATAAATAAATTAAACAATATTAATCAAGGACACCTAATGGGATACGTTTACAAATACACACATAAAGAAACTGGTAAATATTATATTGGAAGCCATAACGGCAACAAACAAAATTATACTGGTTCTGGCTTAATCTGGCAACGTGCAAAAAAGAAACATGGTATAGAATCATTCGACATGGAAATATTATACGAAGGTCCAAATTATCGAGCCGAAGAAGAATTGATGTTAAAAGCTTTAGACGCGGCAAATGATGATATGTCGTATAACATGAAAAATGAAGCAATCGGTGGTTCATTCCCTGGCGAAAAAAATGGAATGTATGGTAAAACTTTAACGCCAGAACAAAGATATATGTGTGGTAGCGGTTTTAGAGGAAAGGAACGGCCGGATCATTCTGAAAAAATGAAAGGCGAAAACAATCCAATGTATGGTAAATCAGAACATGCACACGGTATTGTTGAATACTCTAAATCAAACATAGGTAAAAACTATGAAGAAATATTTGGTGAAGAACGTGCAATTGAAATTAAAAAAAGATTGAGCGAAAAACATAAAGGTGTACCGAAGCCAGGGACTTCTGCTGCCATGAAAGGTGCCGGTAATAGTTCAGCCAAACCTGTTACTATTGACGGTGTAGAATATGGTTGTATCAAAGACGCAATGGAAGCAACTGGGCTTAGTAGGTACAAAATATTGAAAAAAGTGAGGAGTTATTATAATGAGTGATTTAAAAATGACAAACGCAAAAGATTATATGGAAATGACAGAACAAGTAGCTGAAAACGCTGAGGCATTATATGAAGCAAACGAAGCAGTGGAGCGTTATATTGATAGTTTAGATGAGGAGAGTGAATAATGCCAGGAAGCGAATATTATGATGAGATTGACAGAAGAAGTTATCAAGAGAAAGTACACAACGATTACACTGAACGCATGAGTGAACGTATTCGTAAAATGAACGCAATTGGTTTAAACCCAAACGATACATCTGATGTTGAGTTGTTCCTTAATATGGAACGAGCAATAGAAGATCATAAATCTGTATCGCTTGACCCTAATGTAGAGTCAGTCATTGCGAAGTATGAATCTCGTGCAAGAGTTGGTTTTGAAAAGTATGGCGTTGATACTACTCGTGATGATGTTGATTTACATGGTTGGTTAACTCATTTACAAGAAGAGTTAATGGATGCAACTATCTACATTGAACGATTAAAGAAAGATATTTAATATGAATGATAAGTGGAAAACTAGATTTCTTGGGTTATCTCGAGAAATCTCCACTTGGAGTAAAGATCCAAGTAAACAAATCGGAGCAGTTATTATTGATGACCATCTCCGTGTTCTTGCCACCGGCTATAATGGTTTTCCTAAAAACATCGAAGATCAAGAGGAACGTTTAAACGATAGAGAACTTAAGTACAAATACGTAGTCCATGCTGAAATGAATGCAATATATAATGCTACTTATAGTGGTACTGCATTACATGGATCTACTTTATTCGTATGGGGTTTACCTGTCTGTTCTGAATGCGCAAAGGGTGTTATCCAAGTCGGTATTAAACATATAGTCATGCCAAAACTAGACTTCCCTCAACGATGGATTGATTCTTTTAAACTATCTGCTTCACTCTTTGACGAAGCTGGTGTTACTTACGAATTTATTTAAAAAAACTGTTGACATCTTTAAATAATTGGTGTATAATACAGTCTACAAATTTGAAATATAAGTTTATATTATGCGATATTATAAAATTGGCAATCGCCATAAAAAATCTGTTTATGAAATAGAAAACTTCAAAGGAAACATTGACGGTGTAGATGTATTCATTGAACACTGCATCACATGGAGAGGCGGTGAATTCATTATGCCGTTCCCCTCAAAAAGATCTGAAATAAAAGCATTCGCCGAATATATGGGATATGAAACTCTTGACGAAATGCTAACTGACTACGGTGTACGTAAGCTAGAAGAAATTATTATTCCTGGCGAAGATGTTGGTTATTTGGAATTAGATTCATTATGGGAATACGATATGGAAAACGTATATGACCCATGCGAATATAATTGGGATATTGCATGCTCAGACGATTCGGTAATTAAAAAGATCGAAAAGTATTTAGAAAATCATAATCTCTGGGATTTGACAAACGATTATGAACTAGATACCACTTTGCATACATACCATATAGAAGGAGGAATATATTATGATGAATACGAATATTAATTTAGTTATACCAGCCGCAGGTTCAGCGACAAGATTAAGACCTTTATCAAAGAACACATCAAAGATTATGGTACGTGTAAATGGTAAACCATGTCTTGACTATATTGTAGAACAAGCTCGTAAAGTTGCTAACGTTAAAGAGATAGTTATCGTAGATGGAGAGTTTGACGATATAAGAGAATACTGCGCTATTCGCCATCCTGATATTAAACTAGTAAAACAAGGTTCTCTTAATGGGCCTAGGGATGCAATTAAGGTTGGTATAAACGAATTAGATAATCCTGAACTACCTCTTGCTGTATGGTTAGGCGATGCTATTATTCTTGAAAACGATATGCCATTAGGAACAGATTTTTTATTATCAAAAGATGTAGTTGACCAAACCGCTTGGTGTATGTGGGATGGAGATTCATTCTATAATAAACCGTCTCATAAAGTTGAAAACGCAGTCGCATTGGTTGGCCTATATTCTTTTAAGAATGGCGGTAGAGCAAAAGAATCATTTAATGCAGTTGACGATTACGATATATCAGCAGCTCTTGAATATTACGCAGATTCATACGATAGAATTATAACAAATTTGTGGTATGATATTGGAGAACTAAGTACTTATTATAAAACGTGTGCTGAGCTACTCAATTTAAAATCACGTGAATTTAATAACATGGAGTACAACCCTGACCTTGGTACTATTCGTAAATCTCCTAACTATCATGACCACGCAAGTGTAACTACTTTATATAACGAAAAGAACTGGTATAAAAATTTAAATCAAGAACAGTATATGTTTGTTCCAAAAGTACTTGAAACAACAAACGATCTAGTTATGTCATACGAATCTGGTACACTACTATCTGATTTGATGTTATATGAAAATCTATCAGTTTCAGCTTGGGAATATATCATAGATAAAGTATTAAAAGTTAAAACTAATTATTTTAATAATCGATGTGAAGACTTGGAATTTATTGATGGATTTCCTTATATGGCAGAAGGAATATGGGTTGATAAAACTCAAGAACGTTTGAAAAATACGCCAATTCTTCTTGCTGAAACAAAAAGCAAATTAGAAAACATTGCATTCGCAGTATGTAAAAAGACTAGGCCTATTTCAGGAATGCATGGCGATTTACATTTTGGAAACATTCTTTACAATCAACAGACTGACCAAATAAAACTATTTGACCCTCGTGGTAATTATGGACAATCTAATATTTCGTCTCAATACTCGCACATCGGTATACTAGGCGATGACTTATATGATTATTGTAAATTAGCTCATGACGTATATCATGGTTATAATGCGATGGTTTCAAATGTTAAACATAATGAAGAAGTAAAAGAAATATTCGTAGCTAAACTAAAAGAACATAATCTCCCTGTTGATTTGATATTAGCTGGTGGATTATTATTGCTTGCTACTTGTATACCGTTACACTACGATGATGAAGAAAGACAAACCCGATTTGCTAACTATGTGGAGAATAATGTTGAAAAGTATAGTGTTTGATTTAGATGATACAATTTGTAAGCCTAACCATGAGTATACGGATACTTACAATAAATATTCTCGTGCCGAACCAATAAATGAAGTAATTAATAAAATAAATCTATTGCATGATTTAGGATACTATGTTATAATTAGTACAGCAAGAAGAATGTTAACTCACGACGGTGACATAAATAAAATTATCGAAGACGTCGGCGATGTAACTGAAGCTTGGTTAGATGAGCACGGTGTCAATTACGATAACATTATTTTTGGTAAACCTTATTCGTCTACTTACTATATTGACGATAAAGCAATGAATGTTGACGATTTTTTAGAATGGAATTTTGATGAATGAAACATATAGCATTTTGTAAAATAGGCAAGAGCATAAAATTTGCTAGTGCCTTTAGTCCTATCGGTGGCGATAATGAAGCTCCTAGCTTATTACGATTATTAGCCAACAATAATCCAGATATTACTTTTCATATCGTAGGGCGTTCTGACTTTTACAAACTCAGTCAAAAAGAACGCATTAATCTATTTAATTATGACAATGTCGTAGATTCTTTTGAAGGAAAAAGAGGAGCTGCTAATGAAGACACGGTTATTGATTATTTTAATGATTTAGGTTTTCAGCCTGACGCATGTATCTCTATGGTTGGTCAAGTCGGTACTGTTACTATACCTAATCGCATTCAGCAAGTAAAGAATCCTGATCTTACTGCTTCTGTTATTGACATGACTAAAAACTATTCTACCCCAATTACTAAATGGTGGAATGAAAATACTAATATGAAACTTGTTGAAATTATCAATGATCCTCGGTATGTTTTAAATCAATCTCGTGACATTATTATTAATCCTACTGTTTCTTTAGGTCAATACGATTATACGTACAAGAAAAGTACAATGTTATCATACGAAAATCAAGAACGCGTTGACCACGAAATTCATGCAAGTTATGCAGGTGTTGAACGTATCTTCCAATATGATCGTAAGTTCGTAGAAGCAAGAGCTGACGGTCGTGATACTAACTTTATGATTGTATTGAACGAAGGATCTCCATCTCGATATAAAACATTAAATCAGTGGGTTCTAAATAAAATCGATGATGTTGAGATTTATGGCAAATGGGAACATCCTGAAACTGAAAACGATCCTCGCTTCAAAGGTTCTATGAAATTAGAAGAACTACAGGAAAAGTTAAAGAGTGTAAGAGCTACCTTTATTATTCCAATTGCACCTGGGTGGGTAACATCTAAATATATTGAAATGATTAATGCAGGAGTTATTCCATTCTTCCACGAATCGTACGATACACAAGACAATACAAAAGTTCCATCTTGGTTACGTATTAAAACAGCAGACCAATTTGCGCAAGCTTTGGAATTAGTAGCTAACGATGAAGTCTATAATAAAATGATTAAAGAACTTCAAGATACTTTTTGTACTAAAGAATATTATGATGGTACCGCTTTAAATGATATCGTTATGAGTAATACTATTGAAGATTATGTTAGACCAGATTTAAGTAAATATGAAAAAGCAGAAATTGAACCGGAAGGCCTCGAAAGCTTTTTTGGATAATGGGAGTTAAAATGAGTGAAATTAGTTGGGCACCACTTATACCGTTAATCGGTGGACAGATGTTAGGAGCAGAGAAGGCGTTTGGTACCCCGCCTAAAGCAATCTATTCATATAAAGGTTTTGAGGATAACGACAGTCACTATGTCAATTATCAACAAAATACTTTAGGTAGAGATGTTCCTTACGTATTATTGGATGAAGCCGATAAAATACAACAAGTGGATGTAGTGTCAGGTACACCACCTTGCGCTGCGTTGTCTCAATTGAATACAGGTAAATCCGCCGAAGCAAAAGGTGCAGGTTGNGCNAAGAACGAATGGATGTATAAAGTATTCGAAGATGGTATTGATATTCTTGGTGCTAAAGTGGTAATCGTAGAGAATGCGCCTGCGTTATTTACTAACAAAGGTCAAGCAGTTGCGAATAAACTATTTGAAATTTGCCAAGAACGTGGATTCTCTTTATCTTTATANAAAACATCTACTAAATATCATGGNATTCCGCAAGCAAGAGATCGTACATTTGCGATTGGTTGGCGTTCGGAAACTGCACCTGTAATGAATTGGTANAAGCGTGATAGAAAAGATTTNGCTGAATATCTACAGGAAGTGCCAGAAGGTACTTTACACCATGACATGGTAATCAATGCAAAATTACCAGAAGAACCATATTTTGCTTTCTTAAAGCATAAGTTCAATACAGATCCACGTGGATTGCTAATAGAATCTGGCCATAAGACAACGTTTAACTACGTAAATAAAAATGGTTGGCTTAAAGAAGCAAACGAATGGTTCCACGAAATTGGCCATGAAAAAGGTATTAAGTTATCTGACCATGCAATTAAAAAATTCTCAGATGGTCTTGGTATATGGGATGGTTCAGTTCACGTATTCCCTGATGTTATGAACGCGGTAATTGGTCGTAATATGGCAGATACTATTCATCCAACTGAAGATCGTTCTTTAACTATTCGCGAAGCAATGCATATGATGGGATTCCCTCATGACTTTGAATTGTTACGAGCAAAACAAAAGACGAATCATATTGCACAGAATGTACCTGTCGTAACATCAAGAGATGTTCACTCTGAAATTTTAAAGTTCATGAAAAACGAATTGAAACTATCAGATACCAACTATCTTAGACAAAATAACCATAAGGAAGATACTAACGTAGATCCTATTGGTAAACAAGAATTTAGTACACTTGAGGAATTTATATAAATGGCCTATCAATTAATGATGGACTTTGAAACAATGGGAAAAGACTCTATGACATGCGCAGCGGTTGATTGTGCTGTCATGGTGTTTGACAACGAACGTTTCTTATCAAATAATCCATACACCCTAAATGATATTGACTTAGTCGTTAAATTGAAATTATCAGTTGCAGACCAAGTAAAAAATTATGGCTGTGTGGTTGAAGAGGATACTCTAAAGTTTTGGCAGCAACAGTCAAAAGAAGTTAGAGCACATGTTAAACCGACAGAAAATGATTTAACTGTGAAAGAATTTGTTGACAAGTTCTATCAACTGTTGTATAATAACAGAGTAAACTATTGGTGGTCAAGATCAAATACTTTTGACCCTATTATATTAGAAAGATTATTTAAGTACGTAGATCGCAAAAAAGACAAAGACAATGTTCTGAAGTTTTGGCAAGTGAGAGATACACGTACTTATATAGACGCCAAATTTGATTTTAGTTTAAAACAAAATGGATTCGTTCCTATTGCAGATGAAAAGCTATGGGAACAAAAATTCAAGTTACATGACAGTGCGTGGGATGTGTTAGCAGATGTATTACGTCTACAAGCAATTGCTCGAGCTGAAAACGATCTACCTTTAATTTAGGAAATTATATTATGCAAATAACAACCGAACAACTTAGAGAATATTCTCTTTTTGTTGGTACACCAATGTATGGTGGTAACTGCTCAGGGATGTATACTAAATCGTGTACTGATTTATCTCAAATCTGCGCAGCAAATGGAATAACGTTAAAGTACTACTTCTTATTCAATGAAAGTTTAATACAGAGAGCTCGTAATTATATCGTTGATGAATTTTTACGCTCAGACTGTACTCATCTATTATTCATTGATGCAGATATTGGATTTAACGCAAAAGATGCTCTATCATTATTAGGTTTACAAACAATGGAACCAGAAAAATATGATATCATTACAGGTCCATATCCTAAGAAAGCAATTGCGTGGGAAAAGGTAGCAAAAGCGGCTAATGCAGGATACGGTAATGAAAATCCATTCCAATTAGAATCGTTTACTTCTGATTTCGTATTTAATCCTGTAGAAGGTAATGGTACATTCGCGTTAACTGAACCGGTTGAAGTAAAAGAAGCTGGTACTGGATTCATGCTAATCCCTCGAGCTACATTAGTCAAATACATGGAAGCCTATCCAGAATTATCATACAAGCCAGATCATATTCGTACTGATAACTTTGATGGCACTCGTGAAATTACTGCATTCTTTGATTGTATCATCGATCCTAAAACTAAGAGATACTTATCTGAAGACTACTTCTTCTGTCAAAAAGCAAGAGAAGCAAATATGTCTGTATGGATGTGTCCTTGGATGCAATTGAACCACGTAGGAACATATACGTTTAGAGGTAACATGGCTGCTATCGGCCAACTTGGTGTAACTGCAACGGCAGATGATTCATCCAAGAAAAAAAGTTATAAAAAATGATTGACAAATACCTAAAAGTGGTATATAATATACACTCAATAAACAAATGGAGTTAACTATATAATGAAATTTTCTGAAAAAACTATTGGAGTTCTAAAAAGCTTTGCTTCAATTAATAAATCTATTTTATTAAAACCAGGGCAAGAACTAAAAACAATTACACCAGAGAAAACTTTGATTGCGACAGCAACAATCCAAGACACTATTCCTGCGCAGGCTTGCGTATACGATTTATCGCGTTTCTTGTCGATCCTATCGTTATACGATGACCCTGATGTGGAATTCAATGATAAATACTTTATTATTTCGGAAGGTAAGCGTCGTACAAAATACGTATACGCTGATGTTTCGATGATTCACACTCCACCAGATAAAGAAATTAAACTTCCTTCTTCTGATGTGACTGTGACAGTAACGTGGGAAGACCTACAGTCTGTATTAAAAGCAGCAGGTGTTCTCCAATTCTCTGAAGTAGCATTTGTAGGCGATGGCGATAAATGTTACCTCAAGGCAATCGACAGTTCAAATGAAGGCGCTGATGATTATGGCGTTGAAATTGGTGAAACTGCCGATACGTTTAAGTTTATCATTAAAACTGATAATATTAAACTACTACCTCAGGGTTACGTAGTAACATTATGTTCAAAAGGTATCTCTGAATTTAAAAGTGAAGAAGGCGACGTAGTATATTACGTAGCAACTGATTCAAAGTCGACTTATACAAAAGGGTAAAATAATTATGACACAACAAGTACACAATCCAGCACAAATTCCACAAGACGTAGTAGACCAAGTACCAGCAGGAGTACTTCCAGGACAAGGTCAAGAACAACAGCAACAAAAGGTTAGTGTAACATTAGGCGATGTCGCTTCATTGGTACAATTAATTGATGTTGTTTCGCGTCGCGGCGCAGTATCTGGCGGTGAAATGGCTGGTGTAGGTATGTTACGTAACAAACTTGAAGCTTTCTTGGCGCAAAACGGTGCATTAACCGAACAAGGTCAATTTAAGCAAGACGCAGCACAAAACGATGCAGGAGTTGAAACTGACGCTCCAGCAGGCGAGCTAGGTGGTTTAGTACAACCATAACGACATGACCTTGCTAAGTGGGGACTAACCTCCCCACTATTTTTTGATTTATTTTTTATTATGTTTAAAGGTTATATTATATTATGTCTATTAATGCAAAAGCTAACGAAGTATTGTGGGTCGAAAAATACAGACCACAGAAGATTGATGATACCATTCTCCCGGCGGCAACTAAAGCTGCTTTCAAAAAATTCGTTGAAGACGAATCTATTCCAAACTTATTATTAACAGGTACTGCCGGTGTTGGTAAAACAACTATCGCAAAGGCAATGCTTGATGAACTCGGTTGCGATTATATCGTAAAGAATGGTTCTCTTAATGTTAACATCGATACATTACGTTATGATATTTCTACATTTGCATCTGCCGTATCGCTAAGCGGTGGTCGTAAGTATGTTATATTTGACGAAGCTGATTACTTAAACGCCGCAAGCGTACAACCTGCACTACGTAACTTCATCGAAGAATATTCTTCCAACTGTGGTTTTATTTTTACTTGTAACTTCAAGAACCGTATTATTGAACCATTACGTTCTCGTCTATCTGAAGTTGATTTTACAATTGAACAAGCACAACGTCCACAGTTAGCAATGCAATTCTTTAAACGTGTAACTGCNATTCTNGATAATGAAAATGTACCTTACGAAAAAGGTGTAGTTGCTAAAGTAATCGAAAAACATTTCCCTGATTTCCGTCGTGTTATTACTGAACTTCAAACGTATGCTAGTTCTGGTAAAATCGACGAAGGTATCTTTGTTAATCTAAAAGAAGAGTCTATTGACCAATTGTTCAAACTACTCAAAGAAAAGAACTTTACTGAAATGCGTAAATGGGTTGCTAAAAACTCAGACCAAGATATGAATGAAATGTTTCGTCGTATCTATGACGCATCAAACGATCGTGTTGCGTTTCGTTCTCTTCCTGGGTTTGTCGTTACAACAGCTGACTATATGTACAAAGCAAACTTCGTCGCTGACCAAGAAGTAAATATGGTTGCTTATCTAACAGAGGTTATGATTGAAAGTGAGTTTAACTAAACTATTTTCCACCAAAATTAGCTGTTTCTTTTGTGGTATAAAGGTCAAAAGTAAAAAGGCCTTTACTGCAGAGGTCAATACATCGGAAGGTCAATTAGACGTTAAGATGTGTCCTAAATGCGCAAAAGAGTTCGATAGTCTGATGGCACAAATTGAGGAAGTAAAGAATGAAGGATCTGAGCCCATTTGATTTTATTAACGCATTATCATTTACAAAAGAAGATGTAATTGGTGATAGCGAAAATCCAAATCTAACTGAAAAGCAATACAACGCTTATATTATTAATCGCGGTTTAACTAACTTCGAAGATACGATATTACATGCTAATGAAATGAATATGCGACATAACATGTTCTATAAAGGACAGTTTGATTATTATCGTGCCGCCTTACGCAAACGTAAAAGATTTTCAAAGTGGCCTAAAGCAGACAAAAGTAAAGATCTTGATGCAATCCAACAAGTATATGATTGTAATAGAACTGTCGCTAAATTGTATCTTAAAGCGTTATCAAAAGAAGATATGAAAGCCGTTCATGATAAATTGGTTACCGGTGGCTAACATGGTAAAGTGTTCAATATAAAAATAAAATATTATAAATANCNATAATAATATTGAACACTAAAAATAATAAAAAAGGTTTATCATGATCACAGAAGATATATTCAAAGGCGTCGGAGTTGAGATTAAATTACCAACAGAAGATAGCTTTCTAAAAATTAAAGAAACATTAACTCGTATTGGTATTTCTTCTCGTAAGGAAAAGAAACTATACCAATCTTGTCATATATTACATAAACAAGGTCGTTATGCTATCTTGCATTTTAAAGAACTGTTTATATTAGATGGCAAACAAGATACATTCGCTGACGAAGATTTAGCTCGTAGAAATACTATAGTTAACTTATTAGCAGAATGGGGATTGCTTGAAATAGTAAACCCAGCATCAACAAAAGAGCCAATTGCCGGTGTAAATCAAATTAAGATTATTTCTTATAAAGATAAAGACAATTGGGATTTAGCCGTTAAATATAACATCGGCAAAAAATAAAATAAGGTAATTTATATTATGAGTAAAAGTGAATCTAATACCCCTCTAAGTAGCACAACAGATGATTTAATTTCTTGTGCTACTCTCAAAGCTTTTAAATTAAATGAAAACGCATTATTGCCAACTAGAGCAACTGAAGACTCTGCTTGTTTTGATGTATGTGGATTTTTTGAATATGGTCAGAAATTAAAAAGCTTCAATTCATGGAATAAAGAAGTACAAACTCCAGTTAAATTAATTGGAAATAAACCTACTATTCAATTACATCCAGAACATAGAATTCTAATTCCAACTGGTCTTATTTTTGATATACCAGAACATCACGTATTAAAGATGTATATTCGTTCTAGTGTTGCGTTAAAACAAGGTTTATCGTTATCTAATGGTACCGGAATCATAGATGCAGACTACGTTGAACAATCATATGTTATGTTAACTAATATGTCTGAAAGCCTTGTTAACATCATCTCGGGCGAACGTTTAGCTCAAGTAGAATTACAACCAGTTTATAAAACAGCATTAGAAGAAATCACAGAAAGACCTGAAACTAAAACAGACCGCGAAGGTGGTTTTGGTTCAACTGGTAAATAAAAAATAATAAAAAATTAATACAAATAATTGTAATTTAATTACATTACATGTATAAATAAAATCGTAAAATGCCGATAGGGTTTTACGTAAAGTTGATTAAACAATAACAAAACATTCTTGCTTAATAGGAGAAAACTATGAATGGTTTTAACATTAATAACCTTACACCTTTTGCCGTTGGTTTCGATCGCGTATTAGATCGTTTAGCAGAACAAGAAAGACATACTCGCCAACCACAAGGGTTTCCACCTTACAATATCCGTAAGGAAACAGATTCCAAGTTTTATATTGATCTAGCAGTTGCTGGGTTAAGTCAGGACGACTTGGAAATTAAAGTTGAAAAAGGCGAACTAGTTGTTCGTTCTACGTTTGACGAGAAAACATTTAAAGGCGAATTATTGCATCGCGGTATTTCGTTTAAAAAGTTTACTAGATCATTCACTTTAGCCGATGATATAAAAGTACGTGGCGCTGATATGNANCATGGCCTTCTGTCAATTGAATTNGAGAGAATAGTGCCGGATGAAGATAAACCGGTGACAATTAATATAAGAAATCAAAAAGATGATTCTAAGGAATTCTTGACAGAATAATCAGTTTGTGAATTTTGCTAGTAGCAGGGAAGGACTTCGGTCCTTCCCTGTTTAGTTTTAAAAATATAAAAAGTTAGAGATATGTATAAAATGTATAAAAAGATTAAAAGTTTTATTAAAAAGTCATGGGATAGTTATTGCGAAGTATATGCATTATACTATTGGGACTATCCTTACGAAGTATTTGTTACTCATAAAGAGGAAAAGAAAAATGAAAAAGGCGATAAGTAATATCGTTGATAAGTTAGAAAGAAATAGACCTTACATAGCAGTTGCCGGTGAATTATCGGTTATCTTCTTAACAATAGCACTAACGTTTTCTACCATATACTTACAATACAGCGCTTGGTTATAAATTATAGAGAAAGGAGGCTTTGCCTCCTTTTTTGTTTATATAGGTAAACCGTCAGAACCACCACCTTGGCTGCCAGCCAAGACATAAGAATTGTTCGTCGCAGAACTAGAACCACCTTGATTAAATACTTGATTATACACTGGCGAATTCTTAACAATTGTAACAGATTGGTCAGTTGAACCGCCCATTCTATCTAAGAATTGAGACATGGTAGGAGCTTTTTCCATATTAATTTGTTCTTGAGTCTTACCCATATCCATTAACGGTCCTTGACCATTTAAAGAACTATTTGGATTTATAACATCATAGTCTGCGCCAAGTTTCAACGCGGCTGCTTCATTTGCCTTTATCTGATCTAAGATCTCTTGTTCTTTGCGCTTATTCTTTTCAACCGCTTCTACTAGGTGTTTTTCATTTGTTGCGCTAGGAAGGTTTTCATAATGGTGTTTGGCAATGCGTAGTCTATTCGCAGCTTGTATTCTTTCTTTTTCTAACTTTTCTTCTAATCTTGCCTTTTCTTCTAAATAAGATTGTTCTGCTTGTTTAGCGCCATCAGCAATTTGCGTTTCTAAATCTGATATTTCTTTTTCTATTCGACTTGTGTCTAATCCATTATCTAGTAATTTTTGTCTTCTTTGTACTAACTCTGCTAATCTACTATCAGCTTCAGTTCTTTCGTTTACTATATCTTCCATTGCATTCGTTAACGTACCATTATCAAGAACTTGGTCGTCAATATAATCTATTGCTAGTTTACCTAAGCCNAAAGCAGCNCCNGCCGCAGCACCTATCAAGGCGCCTTTAGGTCCAAACATTGCACCGAGAGTAGCACCACCGGCTGCATATGTTCCTAGATCCACNGCAGAATCTGCTAAATCAAAACCAGCTACTTGTCCAGGAGTTCTACCTAATGCTTCTTTTTGAATATAATCAGATATTGATTGNGCGTTAGANAATATACCAATACCTGCNGCCGCGAATAACGCTTTGCCTAATCCAGGGACTCTAGCNCCAGGCTTTGGTTTTGGTGTCTTAGGAGTTTTTCCTTTTTTCCCTTTCTTCTTATCTTTGCCATCGCCATCGCCACCACCCATAAGAGATGTCGTAAAATTAGTTAAAGCGGTACCTAATTTTAATCCTGCGATAGTAGTCATTGTGGTATTCATTACAGCTGCCAAACCAGCTAATCCTGCGACCGCAACACCTATAGTACCAATGTTGTCTGTTAAAATAGAAAAATCCAAATCCATTAATTGGTCTTTAATCTCAGTCAATTTTCCATCAGTCATTTCATCAACAAAACCATAGATAACAGGCAATGCAGTTAAAAGAGCTCCACCGATTAATAAGTTCTTTGGATTGATTAAACCNCTNTATCATTCCAAACAAACCNTTGCTTTCCCTTTCAGGTTTTTCTGTCGGTTGTTCTATTGGTGTTTGNGTTTCTTGACTAGTACTACTATCTTGGTTATCTCTATTTAACTCTGCTTCAGCTGACTCTCTTCTTACNCGNTCAAGATTAGTTTGCGCTTGTTCTCGACTATCTAATAGACNCTGTCTTAATATATCAGTTTGCTCAATAACATTATCTGCAATGGTATCAAATAAACCTTCGAATTTACCAAGATCAGCTTTAACAGAGCGAATTGAGTTGGCACCAGAATTTCTTAATAGGTTACCCTCCGCCTTGAGGCGATCTATGATTGCTTGTGTTTCTATTGATAGTTCAGCCATTTAATTTATCCGCTCTTTTCTTTTTGTTTTTCGATCCAATTAATCAGCATTCCAAAGTATAAGTCACGTTCATAAGGCATCATGTTTTCTATATCTGATATTGAATATTTGTGATGCTGTGCCAAAGCAAAAACCATTTGGTAATACTCGCCTAAACTAATATGGCACAGCGCTAAATAAAAAAACTACGCATTCCTTCTAAAACGAATGTCTGTTCTTTACCTTCTTTATTTTTGTATTTCATTTCATGTCTTAACTTTGGCATTGTCTCAAAGAACTTTTGTATTCCTTTAATAACATCGCCTGTCATATCTTCCATGAAGCTATCAATTTGCTCATCAGTATAATCTTTAAAATTAAATACTTCATCTTCCGAAGCAATAGTATCTAAACATGATGTCATTACAAAATAATTAACTAAAGGATCTTTTGGATCCATTTTAATAATCTTAGTAAATTCATCAATAGATGGATATTTTAGAAATAAAGAATATTCGTCGTTTACTTGTATTCTATTGGTATGTTCTTCACTTTTTACAACTTTTACTTCATTAATATCTACATTTAATTGCACCGTTTCATTTGTATCTGGATCTTTTATTGAAAACGCGATTTCGTTATCAACAGCGCGCCCTCTTAATACTAATAAAACATATTCTAAATCAAACATTGCCAAACTAGAAACTTCTTTGTCTATAAGGCAATTGTTTACTATTTGTTTTGTTGCCAATAGTTCTTGTTCTGCGTCGTTAGATTCCTGTGCAACCAAAAGAATCTTTTCTTCTTTTACAGTAAAGGGTCTATACTTTACTTTTTCGCCAGTTGAAGGCAATTCCAATTCTGAGATTGGTAAATCAATTTTAGGTAACATTATATAAATCTCCTTTAGTACTTATTACTAATATTGTCCATTGAGTTTCTTACACGTTGTAATTTGTTGATAGCGTCTTGTACGCTTTCGAATTTAAGCCCATCTTTAAATGTTTGATTTACAACACTGCCGAAAGATGCGAAATCTCCGAGTGCGTCTAATAAACCATTTCCTCTCGAGTTCCTACCACCGGATGGAGTTCCTGTTAAAGTACCATCGAATGAAATATTATCATACGCAAACGAAATAGGTAATGTAAGGAAAGAATCGTTACTCTCCCATGCTAAATCTAAATCGCCCATTGCTACAGGAAACGCGTTAGATAATTGTATTTCGTAATACTTATCGAATGGATAGTTATCACTCTCTGTTGAATAATGTCTTATTACGACTGTCGTAGAATACTCTCTTTTGTATCCTATTTCATATGGAAGTTGATTTCCATTAATGGCGTTATATTTTCCACCGCCTGATCCATGATTCACTATCTTTTGCATCCACTTGTGGAAATAATTTAATATCTCGTGATCAGAGTCTACCATAAAAACAGTATTAATAGGTTCGTTAGTAACACTTGTTGGAAATACTTTAGCTAACTGACCAACCTGATTAAGTGGTGTTGTATCAAAATTAATTCCAGGGATTGTCGCCGAAGAACAGAAAAAAGAAAACGTTCTTGAATTTATTCTATCAGATTCTTCAGTAGTTGCGTCGTTATCTATACCAGCAATAATCACTTCGAAAAGAGATGATCTTGCGGGTCCGCCTCTACGGTCCATTTCTGATTTAAATTGACTAATATTAAAAGCCATATTATCCTCTTATAATCTTACGCGAATCAGCGTAGACTTTCTGTTTAGTTGCACCGACGAATTGTGCCATTGGTAAAAATAACGCAATGTCCCATTCAGCTGGCGAAATATAAATGAATCTAGATCTTAGTTGAGAATTCAAGTAATGTTTAATACATGGCTTAAACGCTCTGAACTTTGATGCTCCACTTAATATTTCATATGATATTCTTATTCTTGTAGAATCATCATAACTATTATTTGTTGTGACTTTATATAATTGATCCATTAACTCTGCTCTCAACATAGGAGGGAGATAATGCATATTAATACCAAGGAATCCACCTTTAGCCATATTTATTGGAAAGATGAGTGGATATCTATCCCAGTATGGTAATTTATCTTTATGCTTTGCGTCGTATTGAAACAAATACATATTACCTAATCTAACTTTATCAGTTGCTTCGCTTTTTAATTCGCGAATCATGTTTTTACCTGATGCGCCAGTTTTTGAACCACTTTTAGCAACACTCTTTGCTTGGTCTCTATACCATTGTCTAGCTGCATCCGTACGAGCTGGCATTTGACCTGCTCTTGCACCCTTTGCTAATATGTCACTAAATATTTGAGCCATTACTTTTTAATTCCTAGTTCGTATTCTGTCATAATAATAAATTCCCAACCACGATCTGCACAATATCCTTGAGCTGCTTTCCATTTTGCTTCATTAATACCCCAAGTTTTTACCTCATTTAAATATCTTCTTGATATTCTACCACTTGGTGTATTATTCTTTTTCCTTGGATCCGGTGGTTTAGTCTGAGCATGTGGTTTAATTTCTATCATTGTTGTTTTTGGTTTACCTGTTTCAGGATCTATTTGTTTTACAACAACATCAGGAAAATAACGATGTACTTTATTATCAATAGGACTACGATAAGGTACCACAAACTCTTCTGATGCCCACCATTCTACATGAGGATGTTGATCCACATAACGAAAAAACTTTAGCTCCCATAAAGAACGATAAATGATCTTTGTAGGATCACCCTTGTATTTCCCAGGATTCTTAGGTTTAAATCTCCCCTTATATGCCAAGTTTCATTACCTCATAGTCAGTATAAATAGATCATAGATGTTACTATTTATTCAAACTAATTGGAAATAAAATGGCCAAGGCAAAAGTAAATCAATCAAGACCAGAATTGGTAAGAGCAAAGAAATCAAAAGGTATCAATACTAGATATAGATATCCTTCTGAAGTATTGCCTCATTCTATGGTATTAACTTTTAAAAAGTATGATTATAAAGATATTCATAAAACTGCTAGTGAAGCCAAAAAGTTAGGCGAGAAAGGAGTATTGAATACTTCAACGACAGAACTGTCTGAGTCTACGACTATCGTATTGCCACTTCCTACTAACTTGGTTGATAATACTGCGTTAATGATAAATGGTTTTGCTAAAGATATGACAATGGACACGCTAGCAAATTTAGCAGATGGTGGACTTGGCAAAGCGGTTGATGGTTTAAAAGCCGCAGGTAAGGCAGGCGCAGTGAAGACAAAAGAAGCTATAGCTGCGTATAAATCAGGTGGGGCAGATGCGGCTTTTGACTATGCTATGAAAAATTTAGAAGGAACTGGCGAACAAGCCAAGGCTATGGCTTCTTTTGCGCTAGCTATGTTTCAAGGTGGATCGCAAACTCTATCAGCAAGAGCAGGTACAATTGTAAACCCTAAAGAAACATTAGCATTTGAAGGTGTTAATCTAAGACCGCATAGTTTCAAATGGGATTTAGTTCCTATGGATATAACAGAATCAGAACAAATAAAAAATATAGTAAATGTAATTAAACAAAAAGCATTACCACAGACTGCAGACATCGGAGAAGTTTTCTCTAAAGTATTATTATCGTATCCACATGTTGTTGATATTGATTTAGTTGGTGTTGATAATAATTATTTTATGGATTTTAAAACATGTATGATAACTAACGTCTCAGTTCAATATGGTACAGGCGAAGATGTTCCAATTTTAAAAGGTGGTAAACCTGCAGTTGTTTCTCTTACGTTAGAGCTTATGGAATTAGAATCACAAACCGCAGATGACTATGGAGCTGATCCAATATCTATTGCCGGTGGACAAACGGATGGAGTAGAATAATGTCTAAATACTTTGAACATTTTCCAGAAATTTCATATAACGGTGTAAAAGTAAAAGATATTACTCGGAGAGCTACCTTCACAAAAAGTTTAGCGGCTAATCCATATCTTTATATGCCTTATACAGTAAAAGATGGCGAAAGAGCTGAAGATATCGCAAATTGGTATTATGGGTCGGTAGATTATGTATGGCTAGTTCACTACGCAAATAATATCGTGGATCCTTATTTACAATGGCCTTTAGATGAATATAGTTTTAATCAATATTTAGTTAAAAAATATTCTGATGTCTCAGGTAGAGTTGGTGAAGATGTTGTTGATTGGGCAAGAGACCAAGACAACGATGAAAATGTAATCTATTATTATAAAGAGGTTTAAGCAATGNCAGTAGATCAAGTCATTTTATCGCCTGAGTCATTTCGTACAATATATCTTCGTAAAGAGGATAGAGTTATTTTGCGTACAGAACAAGGTCGTAAAATTATTATTAAACGTATCATTCCTGATGAATGGAAGCCATATAGAATATACGATTACGAAAGAGACTTAAACGATAATAAGAAAGAAATATTTTTATTTGATAGTAAATTTTTATCGCAGATAGATCGTGAGTTTAAAGAAAGCGTGAGTGAGGACTAATGTCAGATACTTTCAGCACATCCAATTACGAAATAACTGAAGCAAAGTTAGTTAATTATTCCGGATCTAAAGAATTAGATATCATCGGAATTATTACTGATATTTCTTTTGAGCAATCTATAGACAAACCTGCTTGGACTGGTTCAATAGCAGTTATTGATAATTTAGGCGTGTTAGAAAGTTTTCCTTTAAGAGGTGAAGAACGATTAGATTTATCAATTACTTCATATGATACAAACACAACTGTAGATTTAAAAACGCAAGTCGTTAGAATAGGTAATGTTGTTACGAATCAAACAAACGATGGTGTAGTATATACTATTTCTATTATATCAAGATTGAGTTATGAAGCAAATAAAACTATCGTAACAAAAAGTTTCAGAGATCAGAAAGCATCTACGATTGCTAAAAAATTATTCAATGAATACTATGGTAAAACTACTCCTAATGGTTTATTAACAAATTCTAATAATGTAGAACGATTTTCTCTTACAGATAAAAAAGATAAAGGAATTAGTTTTTATGCTCATCCTACAAAAGGATTATTAAGAGCAGTCATACCTGGGTATTCTCCATGGAAATCTTTATCTTTTTTGACTAAGAAAGCGTATAGTCCAAATTCTAGTTCGAGTTCTTTTAGATTTTTTGAAACTTATGATTCTTTTTATTGGGTAACTGATGAATTTTTAATTAAACGTGCCATTAACAATAAAGAAGTTATTAATCTAACTTATGAACCTGATACTTCTCGCGATCCAAAAGATGTTGCAGATCAACTCAGAAGAATAGAAACATTATCTAATCCAAATAGAGTAGATACAAATTCCGATATGGTAAACGGTGGCTATAAAAATAAAATTATAGAAATAGATTTATTAAGAAGAAAGGTAACTGAGAACGTTCATGATTTCTTTGATGAAAGCATTATGGATATGGATGGTAAATATAAAAAAGTTTCAGCTGATGATGTTATTCACACAAAAGAATTTGCAGAAGATACGTTTACAGATAATAATGCNATGACTCATTTATTATTTACAGATTATCAAACGAATCCAAATTTAGAAGGTGAAGAAGCTCAGCTGCGCGGCAACCAACATTATGCTGAAATTATATCGGATAGAATATCATATAGACACCATTTAATGTCTACATCTATTGNTGCAACNATAAAAGGTAGATTNGATATACAAGCTGGAAGTTTAGTTAAAATAGAATTAGCAAATTTAAGTAGCGAGAACAGAAAACAAAACGAACAACTATATGGAAATTATATTGTTCATTCTGCGTCTCATAGTTTTAATCAAGGTACTTTAAATACGTCCTTAAAACTAATTAAGTATGACTGGAGTTAAATGTGGAAAGTGGAATAGGTATTAGTAATCCGTTATTCTTTATTGGTGTTGTCGAAAATAACGATGATAAACACCGAGAAGGTAGAGTGCAAGTAAGAGCATTCAGTATTCATGGTACACAGGACGAAATAAAAACAAAAGATTTACCTTGGGCTATTTGTGTTTCTGGTAATTACGACGCAAACAATACACCACCTCCACTTAATTCATTTGTATATGGGATGTTCTTAGATGGAAGAGATGCTCAGCATCCAATGGTGTTAGGTTTAATTCCTTCTAATTTTGCGTTAGATGAAAATGGCGAACCAACAATTAATCCAGCAAAATATGGTTGGGGTGTTATTCCAGAAAAAGATGGTGATATAGCAGCGAAAGGTTCAGGTCCTAAGGATGTTGGTAAACCACAAAATTCTCCATTAGCTCGTGGCGAAAATTTAGAAGAAACATATATTTTATCACAGGAAATGACACGAGTTGAAAACGCTAAAGTAGCAGGTACAGATGAAACTTGGTCAGAAGTAGGTTCTGCATACGCTGCGGAATATCCATATAATAAAGTAATAGAAACAAGTAAACATTCTATAGAAATAGATGACACTCCTGGCGCTGAACGTATTATGATTAGACACAACGAAGGTTCTTTTATTCAAATGGATTCTTCAGGTACTGTCAATTACAAAACAATGGGTGATCGCCATGATATTACTTTAAATAATGAACATGTTTATGTTAACGATCGTAGTGTTGTTCATATCAATGGTGATTCTCATGTATATGTCCATGGAAATAAAACAGAAGAAGTAAATGGCGATTATAGATTGTTATGTCACGGTAATGTAGAACTTGGATCGGGCGGTCAGTTGAGTATTAATGCAGCAGAACAATTCCAAGCAAGAGCTGCCGATGTTAAAATACAAGCAAACGTTGGTACCACTACATTAATGTCAGAAAAAGATTTAATGATAGACGCAAAAGAAAATATATTAATGACAACAGATTTTTATAATGTACTGCTAATTATATTAAAACGTGGTCTTGGGTTGATACAAACATTAGTTCATTATATGATATTAATTTATTCTCATCTAATATATTCCAAACTGCTTATGGTACATTGCCTAGTTTATCAGTTACTGGTTTAAATACTGGTTTCCATGTATTCTCAGGTACGACTGCTCATATCAGTTCAGCGGTTTCTACGAATATTAATTCCACCGGCACAGTGAATGTATTAGCACCTTATGTAAGTATGGATTATATTTTGAATTTAGGATCAGGTACGACAGTTCCTGCGCCTGCGAGTATTGCATTTCCTAATATTCCAAATCCATTTACACCAGAAAAACCGAAGATGCCAGAACCACCGTCTAAATCTACATCTTTTGCTGGGTTTAAAAAATCTGGTACAATATCTTCATCAGGTGTTACTACATCAGATGATAAAATAGGAAAGTAATATATGTCTAATTGCATTGATAGATCAGACCAAACAACATTAAATGCTCTTGCGAGTGTAGCAGGTCCTGGGACAAATTCAAATGGTGAATATACTTTAAATCAAATAGATGTATTCGCTCAAGACTTTTTAAATAACATTGAAAACGACGCAGAATCTAATCCAATTATAAATGCTAAAATAAAATATGGTGATTCTGTTGATGAAGCCATCTCATATTTAAATGGAAATTTCTTTAATCAAGATTATGTACAAAACGATCTTCCTGATTATCCTAATTTAAATACAAGATTACAATCTGGTTCTGTCACTGCTATGGAATTTACAGATTTTATAGAACAATTTAATCATACTCCTAGTGGTGTTATTACAAAGGGTAATGAAGATTACTTAAAGTTATTATATCAATTAGAAAGATATTATGCAGAAGATATTTTTGGCGGAGCTTTGGCTGGAATATGTGGATCTTTTCAAAATATTTTTGGAGCGATAGAAGATTTCTTTAATTTACTTGGACAAATAGAAGGATTGGTAAATGATGCATTTGCTTTTCTATCTAAGATTAGAGACTTTAAAAAGTTTATTTTTGAACAAGCAGAAAAGGCTACAGTTGAAGCATTAATAAAAGCAATTAAAAAGTTCATTGGAGATGAAATAGAAAAAATCATTACTATATTCCAACAGATCTTTGAAAATTTTAAAATTCTGGATATTATTGATGATGTCACTACATATATTGATAAAGTAACAATAAAAAGAATTATGAAAACTAAAGACGATGGTTGTTTATTCTTTTCTGATAAAAATAAACAAACTATTAGAGATAAGATAAACAATTTATTCGATTATGCATTTAGTTTATTTGAAAATCCAACACTTGAAGTTATTTCTTTTTTAGGATTTAGAATTTGTGCGTTAATGACAAACATAAAAGGTTTAATGAATGATTTTAAATCGCCATTAGATCAGTTCGAATTTAAATATAAAAGAATCTCTAATAGATTAAAAACTATTTCTAATGTACGTACATCATCTGCTATACAAAAAGGTGCAATACGTTTTTCTCCGGAGTCTCGTGCGATTGCCATAAATAGTATACAAGCAGCATGGGATGGCGAGAACGGTTCTTTATATACACCAACAGGTAAAGCACCAATTAATCCAAAACCACCTACGATTGAAGAATACGAACAAATACCAGCATGTAGTGCAGTAAAGGCAGGTACAGCTCAAATAAGAGTAGAAGGTAGTTGGGTTTCTGAAGATGTATTTGGAATGGAAGGTTGGACTGGTTTAGATTATGATTTAAGAGTTTATTTAAACCGTTTACAACAATCATTAGATGCACCGATTACAGTAACAGAAGGNTGGCGATCTCAACAATATAATGCTAAAATTGGTGGTTCTCCAGAAAATGCTCACATCAGTGGTAAGTGTGTTGATATTAAACGTAGTTCTATTTCAGCTGAAGAGATAACATCAAAGGCGCTGTTAGCAGGATTTAAATATGTAGTTGTTTATGACGATTACATCCATTTAGATATAAGAAAGATGGTAGGATAAAATGACAATAAATGTCTTTACACCAAGAACAAAGAAGCCGGAATTATTTTCAGATATGAAAAAAGATTTAGCTTTGAGCCCAGTNTCGGATGATATTACTGTATTAAAAAATGAAGACGCTGTAAAAGAATCTATTAAAAATTTAATGTTTATGGATCGTGGCGAAAAATTAATGAGACCGAATTTTGGTGGTGGGATCCGAGAACTTCTTTTTGAAAATTTAACGCCTGATGTTATAACACAATTAGAAAATAGAATAACTGAAACGATAGAGTTATATGAACCTAGATGCGAACTCATTAATGTTAATGCGCAAGCAAGCTTAGATGAAAACTCAGTTAAAGTAACAATTAATTTTTATGTTTCCAATGTCGAGTTACCAACGCAACTTGATCTCATATTAGAAAGGATACGATAATGGCACAACCAAAAACGCCAATAACAGAATTAGATTTTGATGGTATTAAAAACCAATTAAAACAATATCTACAGACGCAAACGAAATTCAAAGATTATAATTTTGAAGGTTCAAATATGAGCGTCCTTTTGGATGTTCTTGCGTATAATACATATCATAATAATTTTTATACGAATATGGCAATCAACGAAATGTTTCTCGATTCAGCGCAATTAAGAAACTCTGTCGTATCTCATTCTAAAGAATTAAATTATTTACCAAGATCTAGAAAATCTGCGAAGGCTGTCATTAAATTAAGAATTACAAATAATGATCCTTTATTTACAGATCAAACAATTACGATTCCAACTTATACTGAGTTTAGTTCAAGTCATAATGGTGAAGTATTTAACTTTGTAACAAACGAAACGTATGTTGCCAGAAAGATCGGTAATAACATATATGAGACGGATAATATAGAGATATATGAAGGCGAGATCTTATCTAGCTTTGAACGTGAAGGTTATATAGTAGACGAAGATGGTACCGTTAGAGTTGCATTGAGTAACCCAGAGGTGGACACTGATTCTATTGTCGTATTCGTCGACGCAGAACAAACTGAAGATGGAAATACATTCTCATTAGCAACAAGTATCTTTGGTGTAGAACCAGATTCTAAAGTTTTCTATATAGAACCATATTTTG